AATGTTCGGACTTCCTTTAGAATTAATCACTATGCTTTTCTCTACTATTCTTGGTGGTGTCATGTCCATATGGGGCCAGAACAACAAGAACAAAGCAGAACAACAGGCAATGCTCATAGGGGCAACCAACACAGCCAGAGAGTACGGATCAAAAGACAAACACTTCGCATGGACACGAAGGATCATAGCACTCTCAGCTGTAACGTCAATCATCGTACTACCTAAGCTCGTAGCTGTGTGGTATCCAGAAGTACCCGTGTTTGTAGGGTACACAGAAGTACAAGGGGGTTTCTGGAACTTCCTGTTCGGACCTGACAAGCAGATTGTATGGCAGTCAGCCCAAGGGTTCGTTATCACACCGCTGGACACACACATTGTGTCAGCTATCGTTGGACTATATTTCGGTGCGGGGTTTGCTAAGTAAAATGAAAGACAAAAGTGTATCAATCTCTTTTCTTGTTGGTATTCTGTTCCAGACGGGTGCCTTAGTGTGGTATGTGTCTAGCCTAGCAAGTGCTATTGACCTTAATGCTCGTGACATTGGACGACATGAGACTAGGATCACTAACTTAACAACTATCATCCAGTCCCAGGCAGTTACCTTAGGTCGTATGGATGAGAACATTAAGTCCATTAGGGAGATGATGGAATCAAGTAGATCTGACGGAGGTTAAATCATGGACAACAAGGCTATATTAGGGGTGTTGTTCGCTGCTCTGCTGGCTCTTCTTGGCTGGAACATTGCAACAACACATGAGTTAACTCTCCAAGTACAGAAGCTAGAGATTATTCTTCTTAATGATGCTTTTAAAAACTAATGTTGTGTGTCTTAGCCTTCATAGGCTTCAACCATGCGTGGACTGTAAGTGGTAACCAGTTGTTTAAGTACTGCTACTACGACTGTGGGCTACCTAAGAATGGGCTATGGTACGACAGAGTGTATAGAGTAAGTTATAATTATGTGTGCCCAATAGAGGTAAAGTTCAGATGATTGATCCATTCACAGCATTTGCTGCGGCACAAACAGCTGTATCCGCTATTAAGAAGGGCATACAGTTAGGTAAGGACATTGGTGGTATCTCTAATGACTTAGCTAGGTTTGCTGGTGCTGTGTCTGATCTTAGCTTTGCACATAAACAGTCAGAGAACCCACCTTGGTATGCTGTACTCTTCGGTGGTAACGGTCCTAGTGCAATGGACATCTTCGCTAAGAAGAAACAAGCGGAGGCTTTACGTGCAGAGATTAAACAGTATATCCAGTTTGCTTATGGTCAAAGTGCTTGGGAGGAGCTTCTCAAGATTGAGGCTCAAGTCCGTAAGGATCGTCAGAAAACTATGTATCGTAAAGCGGAGATTAAACAGACTATTGTTGAGTGGAGCCTTGGTATATTGGTTGTTCTATCAGGAATTGGTTTACTCGGCGTGGGGGTTTATTTCCTCGGTAAGAAACAGGAAAAGTGGTGATGGCTAAGAAAGACCCAAGACTGGAACGAGCAGGTGTATCAGGTTACAATAAACCTAAGGCTACACCTAATCACAAGACTAAATCGCATGTTGTTGTTGCTAAAGAGGGTGACAAGATTAAGACTATCCGCTTTGGACAGAAGGGTGTCAAGGGTAGTCCTGATGGATCAGCCCGTAACAAGGCATTCAAGGCTCGTCATGCTAAGAACATTGCCAAGGGTAAGATGTCTGCTGCCTATTGGGCTAACAAGGTGAAGTGGTAATGTGGTTAGCTGTAGTCATGGCTTGTCAGACCTTAGAGGCTTCGTCTTGTATTGTTATGGGTAACGAGAAGAACCTATGGTACACACGTTTAGAGTGTGAGCAGGATGCAGTTAACATGGCGGCTACCCTCATAAGCAATGGTATCTATGCTAAACCAAATTGTTTTAAAGTAGGGGAGAGTGCCTAATGGCTAAAGGATTATACGCAAACATCCATGCTAAACGTAAACGAATAGCAGCAGGATCAGGTGAGAAGATGCGTAAGGTAGGCTCCAAAGGAGCACCTACTGCTAAGAACTTTAAACAAGCAGCTAGGACAGCAAAGAAGAGGAAGGCGTAGTGGCTAAGAAACCAGCTAAGAAGAAAGCACCAGCAGGTTATCATTACATGCCTGATGGTAAATTAATGAAGGGTTCAAAACACCCTACAAAGAAAAAGACTGCTAAAAAGAAGTCAGGTTATTAAATGAGTAAGCCCCAAGGAGAAATCCAAGGGGCTTTACTTTTGTTATAGCTTTTCTTTCATGAAGACCTTGACCCACTGAGCACATATGTCACTCCTGACAATATCCTCTACGCCAAACTCAATGATAGGCACAGGTAGCAGGTGCTTCTTAGCTAGGTGTATGACCTTTGACAAACCATCGGCTTCCTTAAGGTCAGACTGTTGGACATCTCCGTTAAGTACAATCGTTGACTCTTCACCAACACGAGTAAGTAGCATCTTAAGTTCATGAGTGGTGATGTTCTGTGTCTCATCAACGATTATGAAGGCATTATCGAAGCTACGCCCACGCATAAGTGCAAGAGGTGCCATCTCAATGTTTCCATTCTTGATGCCTGTCTCAACGGTTCCTTTACCAAGGTGCTTCTCCAATACGTCTAACACAGGCAAGGCCCATGGCATAGTCTTCTCCGCAAGGTCACCCTTAAGGAACCCTAGCTCCTTACCTACGGCTACGTGAGGGCGTGTAATGACGATCTTGTCAATAGCCTTAGTAGCGTATAGGTCAGCTGCGTAGGTGGCAGTAACGTAAGTCTTACCAGTACCAGCAGGACCAAGAACAAAGACCTGATTGCTGCTTGACAACGCATCAATGAAGTCCTTCTGCTTAGGTGTGCGAGGGACTAGGCCTGATGTCTTCTTTGTTGCTGCTCCCTTATAGTTGGTCTTACGGCGGGTACGTGTAGGTTTCTGTAGGGGTTCGATGTTGTTCATAGGTTAACCAACTCAGCTTCTACATAGGGAATGTGAAAGAACTTCTCTCCGTTTGTTATGTATCTACCCTTGGCACCCTTAAGCCCCTCCTGGGTAAGCTGTGTGTCCTTGATACGCCACGCTTGCTTGAAGTCAGGCCTAAAGATGTAGAAGTTAAGGACACTGAATGTATCTGTTGTTGAGTGTTTGTCTAACAGACGTTGCTTACGCTCAGGGATACGGATCTCTGTCCAATGTGTAGGCCAGTCAGCTTTCCATGCTGTCTTAACTTCAGCCTCGTTGAAGTAGGTGTATCCATTCTTCTGTGATACAACGTCAACATTGAAGTTCTCCTCGTTGTTGACGATAGTGTGACCCTTAGCCTCCAAGTAGGAGACCAAGGCATCACGGGCAGGACTATCATACGCTTCGTATAGTGCTCGACTAAAACTCTTCCGTACCGCTGTCATTGAGTAGTTCCTTTAGTTCGGTGTAGCCACCAATGTGCTCACCTTTAGGGTTAAAGATCTGGGGTACAGTCGTCATACCAGCATCTTTGATTAATGTCAAGAGCCATTTACTGCTAGAGGAGTCGAGGGTGTAGGAGGTGTACGCCAACCCCCTACCCCGCAACAAAGCCTTAGCTTCATAACAGAAGTTACACTGTGTTCTACCTAAGACTACCCAACTCATGTCAAGTCCACAATCTCACAGGAGTCACCTGAGCAAGCCATAGTCTGACTACCTGAAGTGTTGTCCTCTTTCTCGTAGTCAGCAAGAGAAGTCCAGTCGATAGCCTTAGGCATAAGTGACAACAGTTGCTCGTACTCAGACTTACCACAGTCCTGGTAGGGTGCCTGTTGGTACGTATGGTCAGAGTGAGGTAAGAAAGAAACACCACTCATCTCGTCAAAGTGTTTGTACACAAAGGCACCTACTTCCATCCACTCAGAATCTCGAACTGAGATAGTCACACTTGGCTTGTGTTCACACCAGTGACGTTGGTAAGTAAGCCAAGTTTCTAGCTGTTCAATTGCTGTTGTGTCATTACGTGTGACAGCATTATCAGGAGACTTCATAGGGAAGCTAAACACTGTGGTCTGCTCTGGTTTCATGACACATGGTTCACTAGGGATACCTTGGTCAATCATGAACTGTGTCAAGGGGTCTTTGTTGTCTCCTCTAACGGTTCGGATGTAATAGTTATTGTGACGGGCGTGAATCCCAGAGGCTGAGTCAACGAGTTGGCTAACTGTTCCCGATGGCTTAACACAGCTAATAGCAGCAGCAACAGGAATATCGAGAAGGCCAGCCCACTCAGCATTAGTTTCAATTGCAATTTCACGTAACTTCTCCAGTGTTTTGTCTAGGCCAGCATTCTTACTGGTCATTAACGGATTGTCCATAATGCCTGTAAGGCTCACCCCTAGCAGACGTTCAGCTTCTGTGTTGGTAGTCCAGATCTTACGAAGGTAAGGCATCTTGGTATAGGTAGACTGGATCGTACCCAAGATGGTAGCCAGTTTAACCTTATGGGCTAGGGTGTCAAAGGTATCTGTAGCACGTACAACGCACTCCGTTAGGTTGCAAAACTGATTTGGGCGCAAGATGATTTCCGAACACGGGTTGGTCCCGAACTCAAAGTTAGGGTCACGGCGTCCATTCTTCTCCGCTTGGTTCTTAGATGCCTGACGATTAAAGATCCCACGTTCACCTGAGCCTGACTCAACGAGTGCGGTCCACTCCCGCATGAAGGACATAGAGTCTGGTTTCTCAGTGTATGACACAGAGTTGTTAGCCAAGGCTCGTTGAGGATTGTTCTCCCACCAGGCACCACTCTTAGCATGACGCATACGGTCATCCGAAAGGTTGCTCAAGGAGATCATGGCACTACGGCGTACACCACCAACAACAACTACCTCGCCAATCTTACACATCAAGTCGTGGCACTCTACCGATGACAACTTACGGCCTTGAGCAGACTTGAAGGTAGCCACGGTAAAGTTAAATAGATCAATCAATGGTGCTGGTCCTGACGCACGGCCCCCAAAGGTCTTCAAACGGGCACCAGCTGGACGTACCTTAGATACATCCCACTTAGGGATCTCACCACTATAGAGGAGTGCAATAACTTGACGGAGAGCCTTAGCCCAACCTTCCTTACTGTCCTTGACGAAGATAGTCGTCTCACTCTCGAAGAGTTGAGGCACTTCTGGGAGCTTGCTGATGAACTGGCGCTCAACGGAGAAGCCGACACCAGTGCCACAGAGAAGAATGAACATAGCCTCATCGAAGGCCTTAAGGTCATCTACGGGTAGGTACGAACAGTTGTACATACAAGTGTTGTCACGGGCAGCTGCTGGTCCTGCTGTCATAAGTGAACGCATGGATGGCATGACACTAAGGTTAAGGATAGCCTCCTCCAGCTGGTCAATGTAAGTGTTGTCACCAGCAACAGGACGTACAATGTTATCCATGTAACGTGATACTGTTTCACCCCAGTTCTCACGGCGTCCTTCTTTGTCTAACCAACGTGCATACCGTGAGGTAGCAATAAAGGTCTGGTAGTCTGTTGGTAGTAGGTTGCTCATTCGCCTCGTCCTCGCATTGTTTTATCTTCTTCTAACCAGACCATACGGTCAATGTCTTCTCGGCTAATACCAATGTCCTTTAGTTCTCTGTCGGACAGTTGGTTTAGGATCTTGATTGCTGCTCGGTGTTCTGACCACATCACGCAGTACCTCATGAACCTCACAAATGTATTCTCTACCCACTTCTTCTTCATCTGTTATCTCCTGACCCTTTAATGACACCACGATTAGATCTATCGTTTAGTTTATCCATGTTAGCTTCCATCACCTCAGGCAAGTTACTGTAGAAGTAGTTAGCCAAGGCAGTTGCGTAGAATACAACATCACCCAACTCTTTGATGATCTCCTTCTGGCTTACCTTTGTATTGTCTCGAAGATACTTCTTGATCTTCTCTGCTACTTCTCCTGACTCACCTACAAGACCCAGGGTATTCTCCACTAGCCGTGTCTCACCCTCTGTTATGATCTTACCTTCTACCCAGTACGAGTATTCCATAGGTGTGACATTAACAATGCTGAAAGCCTCAATGTCTTCTATCGTAATCATTCCTCTATCCTTTTCCATTCAGCCATCTCTGCATCTAAGTTAAAGTAATCATCTAAGTCAAGTAGATTTTCGTCAACTAAGAACTCAATGACAAGTCTTGCTGAGATCTCGTTCTGTTCTAACAGTAACTCGATGCCATAGTTTTCCGCAAGAGCACGAATTTTACTATCTAGGTCAAACATTGTCAATCACCATTTTAGTTTAACCCTTCGTTATATTCTATGACGATGGGTTCTATCGTTGTGCTTAAGTGTTTAATCATTTCATAGGCACTGTCGAAGTCATCCATAAGTATCTCATCCTCCTCCATAGTACCGTCCTCATGCTCCACTAAGCAGATGTTATAGTAGCAGTTCTCTTCGTCTAAGAAGTAGGGACCGCTTGTTACCCTGTGTATCTTTAAGATCATCTCTTCTTTTCCTTTACCCATTCTACAGGTATATACTCTTGTGCATACAAGAACCCATGTTTGTCACACCAATCAGCATAAGATGTCTTTGAACCCTTCCTGATCTTGGCTTTAGGATTACTGAAAACAAAACGAATGTCAAGCTCTGGATACTGTTTCTTGACAAGTAAATGTTTCTTTCTGTCTGATGGAAGGAATCGTCCTTTGGTCTCAACGTAGATTCCATTAGGTAACTGGAAGTCTGGTGTGTAGTGTCTGGTCTCTGACACAGCGTAAGGTATCCGTGTCTCTTCGTACTTGAACTTGACCTTGCGTAGATTAAGCCAAGCAGCTGTCCTCTTCTCTAAGCCTGATCTGAAACGCATTTAGGTGGCTCCCATAGTTGTCCTTCGTAACGGCGAAGCCATAGTAACCTGGCGTTCTCAATGACACGATCCTCATCACCTCCGTAGGCACGTAGGCATTCCTCATACATCTCTTCGTCAGTAACAGAATCAGATAATAACTTCTCAGCTTTCTTAGGACCAACGCCATAGAGACCTACGATGTTATCTGCCTTGTCACCCGTAAGGATCTGCGTGTAGAAGAACTTAGCACCCTCTCGTTCAGACATAGTGGTAAAGGTTTTCTTTGTGGGATTGTAGTGGTGGCAGGGGATCTGCAACATATCTTTGTCAATGGATATGATGGTGGCGTTAGACCCATACGCAGTAGCCCAGATTCCTAGTAGATCGTCAGCCTCTTCACCCTCTGACACAATGGCTGACCAGTTGTCTATCATGTGTTGACGAATAGCCTGTAGGTGTGCTGGTTTCTCTACACCCTTACGGTTACCTTTGTACTCATGAGTGACAGCTATGTCATACCTGAAGTTACCCTTACCTGTTAGGAAGATCTGATAGTCATCCTCAGACACCTCCCACATAACTTCGTTAAGAGCATCATCCAGAACAGAATCAACCTTAGCCAAGGCCTCCTCTTCTGAGTCATCCTCACAGGAGAAGGCTGCA